CAGCGTTTCAGTCGCTATGCTCATGGCAGATAGTGTAGGTGTGGTTGGCGCAACGACACTATTAGCATCGTATGATACGCATTTAACTAAGACACCAATGGCACAAAGTGCCAACAAATGAGGTGCTTTCGGTTTGATTACGCTCCACAAATCTTTTGCTAAATCATGTATAACCCGTCCACAGACCGATGCCCCGGCAATTCCCACTGCTGCCGTTGCTAAAGCTGTAGTTTTCCAACCTTTGACCAGTGCCGTGGCAAACACTACACAACCGCCAATGCAACATAAAGCTGCAAAACCAGTTGGTTGTCGCCCGTGCACTCTATCGGCCAAGATAGGGTTCAAACGTGTGAGCCTCGAAAACGCTTGGGCTGCTTCAACGTCAATGACTTCTTCGTCGGCGGAATCCACAATTTGCTGTGGCACCATCTCGATTCCTGTCAAAGCCTTCAAAGCTATACCAGCATTCAATGCTCCTCTGCTCGAAACAACTACCCCATATGCGCACAAAGCCGACAGTGCTTCATCAGACACAACCATATTTTTAGCCGATAGTCTGCCTCTCAAAGAAGCCATGACATTCGTACCAACTATGGTTGCGCCAACGGGCACCGAAGTTTGCCGCGCTATAGCGATTGCCCCCTTAGGTAAATTAAAGTCTCTTTTTGTTGTTCCATTAATCATCGTTAATACATCACTGTTTTTGCCAGTCACCGCAGAGAAAGAAACCCCTCCTGCAGCAACGACTTCTACGTTTTGTTGGTCAACAATACCTAAGTAAGTCAACGACCTCCCAACCCTAGAGTTGGTGGCCCGCAAAACGCAGTAACCGCGATTGTCTATTGTAATGTCGTATGCCGCACAAACAACAAGATGGGGTCCCCACTGGAACAGACCACCTTTGGATAGTCCACGCCAGTCGTCTGCAGTGTTATAAACACCACAGCCATCGGTTGTTATTTCTAGGCACCGCCGTTCACCATTATTGATGATTGAAACCCCATCCTCCTCTTCGACAGTGTACATATGTCC